TTATGTACAACGGTAGGAAATATCAAATTATGTTCACCGGTGTTTCTGGGGTTGGAAAAACAACCATTGCCAAGGAAGTAGCGGATATGTTAAAGATACCTTTCATATCCGGGTCATATTCGGACTTGGTACCTGAAACAAGAGACATGCCTCATGCTGATATGATTCAGCAAGATGCCAGTACAGTATTTGCTCAGGATATGCAAGTACTTAATCTGCGTAACAAAGCTTTCAGGGGAGAAGATAGCTTTGTAACTGACCGGTCATACTTTGATTCGGCAGCATACTTCATCAACAAACTTTCTCACAGGATAGCCGAATGCGACTTAGACCATGCAGTAGACTTATGTCGTATGTTACTGGGTCAACAGTGTACTCACCTAATTTTCATACCTTTTTCAGCAAGCTTCTTTAATGAATGGGTAACAGAAGACAATGGTAAACGAGTATTATCTCGGTATTATCAATTCCAGGTATCGCAGGTAATGTATGGTATACTTGACCTGTGGGGATATAAACCCGATTCAAATATACTCCAGTATGTAAATGGTATACCTAATACCGGTACACTGGAAATTATGGGTTACAAGATAAAAGTCATGATACTGGATGAGATGAACTACGAGAAGAGAAAACACCTTATCAAGAAATTTCTTCAGTTATGAAGGTGATAGGTATAGCATTCTCCGATTTGCACTTAGGGGAATTCTCTAAGTTCAATGAGGATAATAAGAGGACCCTAAGTATTTTCAGGGTCCTCTCTTTGATTAAAGACTTATGTATTAAGTATAAATGCCCGGCATTTTTTTGCGGGGATTTTATGCACCGTCCAGAGTATATAAGTACTTCACTTGATGAAATTATAATTGA